TTCGAGGATCGGCCTCATTTAAAGTAGACGTGCGAACCCACCTATAATCGTATCCGGGTAGCCTATTAGGTTCTGGTAACGTAGAAGGAGGCGCCCAACTCTTTGGTCTCTCCATAGAAGCTCTATCTTCGTGTGTTCGGTCGGTTCTTTTATCAGGCATTTTGATTCTCCAATCTAATTAATTCCTTCGCATATTGTTCCGGGGACAACCCCAACTTCTTAGCTAAATTAACTTGAGATGTACTCAAGCGTACTTTCTTAGAAGACGTAGTTCTCGTTACCGGAGCTACAACTGCCGAAGGTTTTGTTTTTTCTTTAGTGACATTTTCGTCGTCTGATTGCTCGAAATGCTCTGGAAACCGTTTACGTATTGTTTTGTCAATACGTTCATAATACTCATCCGTAGTGGCGTATGCTACGCCATTTTGCTTTACCAACTTCTCATGCAAACCTAATGCAAGGCTGGTCATTTCTTCGTCATCACCAAACCAATCATTCTTTTTCTGCCATTCCATAGCCTTTGCGTCAGGCGGTAAAGCAGCAGGTTGCTTATCATTTTCTTTTTGTACACTACTTTCTTCGGTTTGTAAAGAGGGTTTATACGCTTTTATGCGTTCAGATTTAAAGTTAGCTTCATTTAATTTTTGTTGCGCTTCTACTAATTTATCGCTATCTCCCGAATCATAAGCCTCTTTATACGCCTTTTTAGCCACATCTATTTCTAAAGAAGCAGCATTTTTTGCAGCCTCAATGAAACTTTTTTCATTAGCTGAATAAGTCTTCTTTAATTTTTTATTCTCCTCAAGTAGCCTTTTAGCAGCTTGAATTGCTTCTTGATTTTCACGTTGAACACGTTCTTTCTCTCGCCTTTCATCATGCCAAACTTTCTTGAGTTGATGTATTTTATCTTTTACCTTGTCATCATATTCAGTAAGCTCATCTGAATCTAACTTGTTGACTAATTCTCTAGGCAAATTTTTACGGTTTTGATCTGCTTCAGGAGTGTCGTCGCTTATTTCAATCTCAACACCAGATACCTCCGCTTTTACCTCTTCTTTTACTTCTTCTTTTACTTCTTCGTTCGATGCGTTTTTTTCTTCAGCCATTTTATTCTCCTATGCTCGTGAAATCCCTCGTGGGTCTTCTACAACCGCCTCTACACTGTCATCATTTATAAGACGAAACTCTTTGCCATGTATTTTTACCCTTGTGCCTGAATTAGGTCTAGCTAAAATAAAATCACCCTCTTTACACCAAGGACCACTAGGAAACCTATCTTTGTCTGTATAACAATCAGGACCAAGTTTTACAACAAAAAACACAGTGCTTAAAACTTCTTCAAAGTGTTTTGTTGTATCAGCTTTAATTAAACCGCTTTCATACTTGTCTTCTATATTAGGCACCGTACATAAAATATGATACCCAGAAGGTTCTGGTAATTGTTTGGCTTTATCCTCTTCAGTAGCTTCACTCATCTTCGTAGTCTTCCTCCGTAGTTCGTCTAAGGTCTTCAACGTGTGCCTTTGCAGCATTTAGACCTTTTATCACACCGCAAAGTTTTTGATACTCGTCATAGGTTTTAGCTGACCCATTAGATATAGCCCCACTAACACTTTCTATTTCTTCGTCTATTTTTCCAAACAACACTTCAAAAACAGTCGTCATTCTTTAGGCTCCTGTGTTGGAGGTGTTGGGGCCACAGGTTTTTCTTCCTGTTGTGTCATTGACATAGCTTGCTGCATAAACATCCTAGCTATTTCATCGTCTGATTTATCTAAGGCTCGTTGTTCTTCAACTAACATTTTTATAGCTTCAGAAGACTCTTTCTGTTCTAACTTCGCATCCTCTGTAGCTGCTTTTGCCATAGCAGTAAGCTGAGTTTGTCGCTCTTGTGAAGCGATTCTCTCCTGCTCTACTGCAATCTGTGCTTGTTTAAGAGCAGTATCTGCTTGATCTTTTTGTGCTTTTCGTTGAGCATCTTGCGCTTTAATTTGTAATTCTTGTTTTTGCATTTGGATAATCGGATCTTGTGCTTGTTGTTGAGCTTTTTGTTGCGCTACAGCAGCGGTGTTATTTTGCGCCACCTTAGTAGCTGCTTGAGCCACTAACCTAGAGATTTGCGTTTCATACTCTTCTGGAATCTCTGCATCTGGTTTAGGTAATGGTGCACCCAACTGTTGCTCCATTTGAATCCTATACTTAAACCCAACGTGTTCAGCAATATGTGCTTGTAGACTTGCAATTATGGCTTTTGCGTTTGGGTTTTGTCCAATAAGCTGTGATACAGACGGGTCATTTAAAAACGCAGTATGTACAGTAATATGAGCGTCATGGTCTTGATACAAAAAGGCTTTTAATTTTTTGCCTTTTATCGCGTTCATATTCTCAGATACAGGGTCTTTAGGCTTCTCATCATCGTCAAGAGGTACAATCTTAGAAGCATTTTTTATACCTAGCACATCTAACATTTGTCTATGTAGTTGAGGCATATTGTAGATTTGCGGAGCACCTTGTGCCATTTGCAAAACCGTTTGGTATTGCACCACTTTTTGCGCCATTGTAGAGGAGTTAGGGTCTGATACAGGTAAAACCTCTACTAAATTATAGTCAGATTTTTTAACCAGAGGAGAACCGCTATCCGGGTTATAGCTATACGCACTTGGGGTGTACTCACTAATAATATCTTTTAGCAACTTAAACTCCTGCCGCATAGAGTAATGCACTCTAGCCTGCACAGCAGACATAACTTTCAAAGTTCTTTCTAATATTGCGAGTGTTGTACCCACAGGACTGTTAGCTGACATATCAGCAACTTTTAAATCTGCTGCACTTGCAAATCTTCTACCCTCGTCAACTATAGTTCCTAATAAACCAAACAAAGTTTGACTAGGTTCTTTATACGGCAAAGTCATTATATTGTCTTTTATAGACCCACTTGGCACATCTACATCTCTAAACTCAGCGGGACTTATTGGTGTATCATCACCTTTTACTCTAAGACCTTTAGTTTTGAAACCACCGGGTAAATTAGATAAAGTTCCTGCGTCTACAAGTTGTCTTATTAAAGACGTACCTGATTTAGCGAAAGCTCCTATCAAATGTATTAAACCAAAATGATAAAACCCAAACCCTGGAACGTACCCATAATGCACAAAGTGATTACGTTTCTTTTTTAAATCATCATCTGGTTGGTAATTTCTGCGGATTGATAAAATAGTGCCTGAGTTTTTTTCTAGTGTTACTACATAGGGTAAGGCAATACCTTCCTTATCTTCAAACCCTGGCAAATCCAAATGTACGTGCATTTCTAATATCTTGTACCTATCATCATATGACGCAGAAAACCCCATCTTTTCAGCTATCTTTTTCTCTACCTCATCTAAATATCCCGTATCTTGTTCATCAAGCTCTACATCTTTGTAGAAACCAGACACTTGTAACTTTTTAAGATCGTTAGGTGTTTTACGCATAACATGAGTTACACGTTCACAAGTTTCTAAATCTGAGGCACCATACGGAACAACTATGTCTTCAGCAGGTACAAATATAGAAACCTGTCGTTCTAAGTTAGGGTCATAATAAACTTTTTTAAACGCATTGCCTGATAAGCCAAGACCCCATAACATTCTTTCATGCTCTGGTCTATACTCAACCATCTTCTCAGTTAGTTGATAATTCATATCAGTCTTTACACGTTCAGCGGCTTCTTTCTTTTCTGTAGTATCTTCACCTATTATCTGTGTTTTTACTGGACCTTGCGCTGGAAACGTTTCCATAATTGTTTCTGATTGAAACTTCACAAGCGCTTCGGTTAACAAAGGGTGATGCACACCACAAGCCCCAGGCCATGGTTCTGTTCTTTCTTCTAACTGCAAACCTAAAAGATCCAACCCATCTACATAAGTTTGCATCCAGTCTTTACGACTAGCTATGTCGTCATCAAAATCACTAAGCAAATCTTCAGATACAGACGTTAAATCACTTTCATCCATAGCCTCTGCAAGATTTTCATTAAAGTCATCTTCTTCTTCGCCAGCTTCCATGACTAAAGCCATGTCCTCAGTAATAATAGATACCTTTTCAGGGTCTTCTATCTCAATCTGTATATCAGTTTTTTCTAGCGTGGGATCACCACTTATAGATTCCAATGATTTTTCTATACCATTCACTGCCATAATTTATCCTTTAATAATAAGGCTCTCTACGAAGGCTACGATATAACCCATTGTCCTCGTCTTCATCCG